AAAACAGTCAAATATGGGTGTATATTGAGAATCGAAATCTAGTAGATATATTCAGAACTATATTCCATGAGATTGTACATGAAAGACAAATGCAACTTAATATGATTGGTCCTGATGATAGCTATCCAGGAAGTCCCGTTGAAGCAATGGCTGACATGATGGCTGGCAAATATATCAAAATCTACGGTAAAGAGCATCCTGAGATATTCCAATGAGAGCTAGAGAGTTTTTAATAGAATATAACAGAAACACCATGGTAAAAATGATGGGTAAGCAATTACTCAAATCATTTGCTCAGGGTAATGATATTAGATTAGCAAATCAACCTCAATTCAGAACACCCGAGAATACATATGATACTAATAAAATGGTTGACTTTGTATTAGCAACATTAGAACAAGCTGACCCTACAACAAACAAAATATATACTCCATGGTTAGCACGTGAGTATGTTAAAACTAATATAAAAAGATTAGAAGATGCATCAGCACACGCAACTCCTGCACTATCATTATACGATACTTATAAAAGAAGCGGTGCGTTCCCTAGTGAATACAAAGATATCATGCGTATCACGTATAATCAATTGCTTACTTTTATCAGATCATATGATGCACCACCTACAGAGTTAAAAGATAAGGGTCGATCAACACAAGTTTATAGTGATAGTGAAGTACGTGTTATTGTACCAGAAGATCAAACTGCCGCATGTTATTATGGTCAAGGAACTCGTTGGTGTACAGCGGCTACTAGGGGTACTAACTATTTCAATCAATACTCACGTCAGGGTAAATTGTATATATTGCTTCCAACTAATCCAAGAGATGAAGGTGAAAAGTATCAATTACATTTTGAATCAGATCAGTTTATGGATAAAGAAGATGACCCAGTAGATATTGGTTGGTTATTAAGAACTCGTTTCCCTAGTCTACTTCCATTCTTTTTAAAAAATGAACCTGAATTAAAAACGTTTGTTGTTTTTAGTGACAATGCTATATTAGAAAAGGTCGGTAAACAGATACATGACTTTGCTATGGACCGTGTAAATGAAATTATGATGGATTGGGAAACTGATGATGAAAGTTTTCGTGATTGGCAAACAGAACAAGCAATTAACAAAGGTTATGTTGATGCAGAAGGTAATATAGATTGGGATTTAGTACATGACGATGATTCCATTAACAACTATAGTGATTACAACTATGAAGTTAAAGACTTCTACAAACAAATGGATAGAGCATTAAGCGTCAGTCCTGCTGAAATGCGTGATATGGCAGCAGGTGTAGAACAATACCTGGATAATGGTCCACTTAAAATTACTGAGTTAGATAGTATATACGAAACTGAGCTTGAAGAAACTTTTGGAAAAACAAGGGGCGGTGGTAGTAATGACTATGGTATAGGTGATTGGATAATGGAACACCTACAAGTTCAAAAAGATGGAACGGTCAAATTCTGGCCTGGATCTAAACATACACAAAGTTAATCGGGTAATATTCCTTGCAAAATAGTTGACTTTCTTGCACTGTGCATGTATACTAACTACTTCACAAGGAGAAACTATGTCAGATTACAACAGAACCTTTAATGGTGAAGCTAAAATCAAACTAACACAATTGGTCAATGAAGGCATGAGTGTATTGCATGAAATTGACACATTGAATGGTGGATTGAACGACACTATTAAGGCAGTCGCAGAAGAACTTGAAATCAAAGCTTCTACACTAAAAAAAGCAATTAAGATTGCACATAAAGCATCATTAGGTCAAACAAACAAAGACCATGATGAACTCAACACTATCTTGGAAACTGTCGGCAAAACTCTATGAGTTATGTGGATGCAATACACGCAAAAGATGAGGACCGTATCTACGTTGTAGAGAGGGATAATAACGGCAAGCGTCAGTACAAAGAGTATCCCACTAACTATGTATTGTATTATCCCGATCACAAAGGTAAGCAACGCAGTATCTATGGCGATCCTGTAACTAGATTTTCAACTAGGAAAAGAACTGAGTTTGAAAAAGAAAGACGAATTCACGGTAACAAGAAACTCTTTGAGAGTGATGTTAACGTTGTATTCCGCTGTCTTTCAGAAGATTCAGTCCAACAGCAGACCCATTTAATCCAGTTACAGCTATCAGTTGTTACTTAGATTGGCTTGACCAATGTATTACATTAGTTATTGCTCCTAAGCATATGACTAGTGAAACAGCCAATGATATTGTAAATCAATTTGAGAATACAATGCTTTTCAATTCAGAGAAGGAAATGTTTGATGTTTTCTTTCAACTGATTGAAGATGCTGATGTATTAACTGGCTGGAACTCAGAGGGATATGATATTCCCTATATGGTCAATCGTGTTACTAGAGTGATGAGTAAAGATGATACACGCAAATTCTGTTTGCTAGGTCAACTTCCTAAACCTCGTAAGTATGAACGATTCGGTAAAGAAGAAACTACATATGATTTAGTAGGTCGTATTCACATGGACTATTTGCAGTTGTATAAGAAATACAACTATGAATCTCGTCACAGTTACAAACTTGACTCTATCGGTGAGATGGAAGTAGGTGAGAACAAAACTGTATATGAAGGTACTCTTGACCAATTGTATAACAAAGACTTTAAAAAGTTTATTGAATACAATAGACAAGATACTATGTTGTTGGTGAAGATTCACAACAAACTTAAGTTTTTAGAATTAGCTAATCAACTTGCACATGAAAACACAGTACTGCTTCCAACAGTTATGGGTTCGGTAGCAATGATTGAGATGGCTATTTTTAATGAAGCCCATGAACGTGGGGTTGTTGTTCCAGATAAAAAACGAAAGGTTGAAAATGCAGAAGATGTCCAACAGGCAGCAGGTGCCTTTGTTGCTACGCCCAAGAAGGGAATGCACGAATGGGTCGGAGCAGTCGATATTAACTCACTCTATCCCTCGGTTATTCGTGCCCTCAACATGGCAGGCGAAACCATTATTGCTCAAGTCAGACAAACAATAACTGACCAATACATGAGAGACAAAGGATCACGTCTTGCCAGCGAAAAGAAATATTTCAAAGAAGGTGATGATGCTGTAACTGGTAGTATCTTGTGGGAGAATTTGTTTGGTGCATTAGAGTACACAGCAATTATGAACCAAGAACGTGGTACTATGCTTACAGTAGACTATGAAGATGGTCGTTCAGTGGAAATGTCGGCAGCAGAAATCTGGAAAATGATTTTTGATAGTCACAATCCCTGGATGTTATCAGCTAATGGTACAATTTTTACTTATGAAAAAGAAGGCATCGTACCTGGTCTACTAACACGTTGGTACACAGAACGTAAAGTAATTCAAAAACAAGCTAAAGAAGCATATGGTACAGATATGTATGATTATTATGACAAGCGACAACTTGTTCGTAAAATTTTACTTAACTCAGCATATGGTGCACTATTGAATGAACATTGCAGATTCTATGACAAGCGTATTGGTCAAAGTGTTACATTGAGTGGTCGTCAGATTGTTAAGCATATGATGAGTATAATCAATGAAACAGTTGAAGGTGTGTATTCACACGAAGGAGAAGCAATTGTATACGGTGATACTGATTCTTGCTATTTTACTGCGTTTCCTACGCTTAAAAAGCAAATCGAAAACAAAGAACTAGACTGGAACAAAGAGACTTGTATCGGATTATACGATGGTATCGCTGACCAAGCTAATGAAAGTTTCCCAGCATTTATGGAGAAAGCATTTCATGCTCCAAGAAAGAATGGAGCAATCATTAAAGCAGGTCGTGAACTAATCGGTGATCGTGCTATCTTTATTACTAAAAAGCGTTATGCTATCAATATCTTTGATAAAGAAGGTAAGCGTAAAGATAAAGATGGTCAAGGTGGTGATATCAAAGCAATGGGTCTTGACTTGAAACGTGCGGACACACCTAAGTATGTACAAGAATTCTTAATGAATGTATTGTCAATGGTACTACAGCAAGGTAAAGGTCGTGAGGAAGTTATTACAGTAGTTAAAGACTTTAAACGAAATCTATCAGCACAAGATAGTTGGACTAAAGGTTCACCCAAAGGTGTTAACAAACTTACGATGTATGGTGAGCTGGAAGCTCACAGTAAAACTGGTAGAGCTAACATGCCCGGTCACGTTCGTGCGGCTCTTAACTGGAATTATTTGCGTAGAGTTTACAACGATAACTACAGTCAGAAGATTGTTGATGGCATGAAAATTGTTGTTTGTAAACTAAAACAGAATCCAATGGGATTTACTAGCGTAGCTTACCCGACGGATGAACTTAGATTACCCAAATGGTTTTGTGAATTACCGTTTGATGATAATGCAATGGAACAAACATTAGTTGATGAGAAGATTGACAACTTATTGGGTGTATTAGATTGGGATTTGCGTTCTAATACTGATACAAAATCTACATTTGATGAATTATTTACATTTGGTTAAACTGGTATTGACATTCGTAATAAAACCCATCATAATGACACATATTGCTATATTAAATATTAGCACAAATTACAAAGGAAAAACATGAAAGATATTTTAAAAGAGTTAGTATTATACACAAAAAAATTAGGTTTCATTAACCTAATCAAAATTACAGGTACAGATAAAGATGTTACTATCAATGCTATTGCTGATAACAAAACAGTTATTGTTAATGGTTTGATGAAGCAACCTGTACCGGGCTTTGATGGTGTATTTGGTATGCCTAACTTAGGCAAACTTGATACTATCTTAAACTTAGATGTATATGATGAACTAAGTAACATTACAGTACAACCTAAGATTGAAGATGACGGTACTAGTGTTCCCGGTACTATTCACTTTGAAACAGTAAACAAAGACTTTGTTAACGATTATCGTTTGATGAGTAAGTCAGTTGTATCAGAGCAAATCAAGTCAGTAATTTTCAATGGTACAGTTTGGAATGTTGAATTCGAACCAACTATTGTAGGTATTCAACGTTTACGCCGTCAGTCTCAAGCTAATAGCGAAGAAGAATCTTTTATGACAAAAACTGAGAAGTTAATGGAACACTAAATAAAAGTTGGAGGTGGCCTATTAAAGAATTCTTAGCAATCGTAGATTTACCCGGCGATAAGAAGATTCGTTTTAGTGACCAAGGTGCGTGTGAGATTGTTATCGACAATGGCACAAGCGTATATCAATATCTTTTCCCAGCACAAACAAAATGACAATTAAAAGTATTTCAGGCGGAGTGGGTGTAGTAGTTAACGGCGGAACACCCGCATATCCCGTCATAGACATGAAAGAAGTTAGCGCCGGTCTAGTTAGATATAATACGGATCACCTAGAAGTTTTTGATGGTACTGCTTGGAAGCCTCTTGGTTGGTCTGATTGTAACGTTGATTTGTCTAATCCTGCTATGGATTTACTATCCTGGGTACGTGAGAAGATGATTGAAGAACAATCAAAGGATACTACTAGTGTATTGTCTCCTGAAGCTATTGACTTACTAACATGGGTCAAGGCTAAAAGACATGAAGAAGAAAATGGTGTAAGTTTAATTACACCTGAGATGGAAGAACTGTTTGCTTGGGTTAGACTTAAGAAACAGGAAGATGATATCTTAGCACGTAAACGTCAGGAAGAAGAAGCGCAGAAAAGAAAACAAGCTGATTTGCGTAGACTTATGGAAGAAGAAGCTAGAAAATCAATGTTGATTAAACAGGAAATTAAACCCGTACCTGTTCTATTTCCAGAGCCTGTACAACAGCCTGTACAACCTGTACAAGAGTTTGAGCCTGAGGTGATTGAAGAAGTAGTATCTGAAGTAGTTGAAGAAGTTATTCCAGAAACAACTACAAAAGCAACACCCAAAACAAAGAAAAAGAAAAAGATTGAACCAGTAGTGGTTGTAGTTGAGAAACCAAAAGAGATTCCACCAGAAGACAGGATGTGGTAATGATAAAAAGTATTCAGACTAATGGTCCGTTCTTAAGTGTAGCAGGTGGCTATCCATCTGCTACATATATTAGTAATGGTAGTGGACCAGGTGTAGGTAATATGCGATATAACCCCAACAGTCAAAACATTGAAGTATTTGATGGAAGTATTTGGGTTATTATGCAATCTAGTAATGCTTATATTAGTTTAGACCATGAAGCAGTTATGTTGTTAGAATGGGTACGTAAGAAGCGTGATGAGGATCTTGAAGTAGAACGATTAGCAGAAACTAATTCAACTATCAAGGACCTTGTAAATCAAGTTAAAGAAAAACAAGAACAAATTCGTATTGTTCAAGCACTCGTAAAAGAAGAAGTAAAAGTTTAATGGAACAAGTAAATCTATCAAATCATCACAAAGATGATTGGGCGTTATTCCTACCAGCAGTCAGTAGCTTCTATATCTCTGGCTTAGGTAAGCAACGTAAAGGTGAAGAGTATTTTGAACAATCTCGTATACCTGCAGGCTTTAACAATGATGTAGAAAAACTAAACTTTCTTAATAGCAAAGAAGGTCTATATTATTATAAATGGGGCTTGTACTCTGCTGGTCATGCTAACTTAGATACTACTAAAGACGATCCTAGTGAATCAATCATTAGAGAACGTGAAGCTGGTACATTCATGTTGGGCGACTCTGGTGGATTTCAAATTCTTAAAGGTCAATGGCCGGCTGATTGGAAAGATCCTAACTGTCCTAAAGCTTTAGAAAAACGTCAAATTGTTTTGAAGTGGATGGATACATACATGGACTATGGTATGTGTTTAGATGTACCTAGTCAATCATTCTTAAACAAACCTGCTATCAAACTTCATGGCATTCATAACATCGAAGAAGCTATTACTGCTACACATATTAATAACGAATACTTTATTAACAATCGTTCGGGTAAGTGTAAGTTCTTAAATGTATTGCAAGGTACTACACATACTGAAAGTGATTCATGGTACAACGAAATGAAAAAGTATTGTGATCCAAACATCTATCCAGACAATCACTTTAATGGTTGGGCGTTTGGTGGCCAGAATAAAATTGATGTTGACTTGATGTTACGTAGATTTGTTGATATTGTATATGACGGATTGTTACAAGAAGGTAAACATGATTTGGTTCACTGTTTGGGTGTATCAATCTTAGAGTATGCTGTATTGTTTACTGATATTCAAAAAGCTATTCGTAAGTATCATAACCCAAGTTTGAAGATTACGTTTGATTGTGCAAGCCCATTCTTTAGTGCGGCTAAAGGACTTGCTTACTTTAATACAAACATTGAACATAATCAGAAGTGGTCATATCAAATGGAAAAGACTGCTGAGAAGAAGTCTTATGCTACTGATAATCGGACGTTTATTGATGCTGTTTTGGCTGATGGTATCCATAAACAGTTTACAAATAGTCCAGTAACTGATAAACTACTTATTAGAGATTTGTGTTATAGAGGGATAGGATTCTTAGGACAACATAACAAAGAAACAAAAACTAGCTGGGATACACTTAGCTATACATTGTTACAAAGTCATAATGTCTATACTCATATCAATGCTGTGCAAGAAGCTAATCGTAGATATGAGCAAGGAATTCATCCAGCAATGGTTAGAAATAAAAATACAGGTTTAACCTTTGGTCAGTTGATTGATAGTATTTTTGCATGTAAAACTAAACAAGAAAGTTTAGATATCATTACACAGTATGAACTATTCTGGACGCAAATGCAATCAGGTAGTCAAGGATTTAGTGGTAAGAAAACTATCAATTCACGTACACAATATAAAGAACTTTTTACAGAAGAAGAATCAGATTCTGAACTATATTTGTTAGAAGATATTAAACCTAACAAATATTCTTCTAATGAAAAGTTTAACGAACTATTTACACTTGAATAAGGAGATAACATGCCATATCGTAGTAGAATCAGTATATTAAAAGAATCACATCGTTTGATTGATGAACAGATTATAGTAATGGAAGCTAACAACGCTGATCCGTTGAAGATTTCAGAAATGAAAAAACAAAGACTAATTTACAAAGACGAGATCCGAAGAATGGAACGTATTCAATGGGAACATGATCATGATACTGTCGACCTCAGCGATGATGACTATTAAATCAACTATGACTGCCGAAACCGAAGAATCTACTATTTCATTTAGAGGTGGTTCTGATGAAATGCTACGTATAGCAAAAGATGGGTTTTATGTACGTGGAGTTCGGGTAAATCAGGATGACAAAGAAGCTGAAATAGTGTATAATACATTTCATCAGTGGTTAACATGGGCCTCACTTAACAGGAAATATTAATGGAACAACATATTCAAGCAATGAATGAAAAACGTGTACGCATTAAGCATTATGCTAAACGTATGATTTTTGTAACATTTCAAAAAGAGGGTATTCATATGTACCCGGCAGCGGCAACAGATCCAGCACTCGCAACAGGTGATGAATATGATGTTAGCTTTTTAGGAACTCCACATCGTCACATCTTTCATTTTAGTGTGGCGATTGAAGTATTTCACAATGACAGGGATATTGAATTCATTCAATTTAAACGCTGGTTAGAAAATCTCTACAAAGGCGGAACACTTGAATTGAATTACAAGAGTTGTGAAATGATTAGTGATGACCTCTATGAGCAAATCGCTACTCGCTATCCCGATCGTAACATTGAGATTACTGTCAGTGAAGACGGTGAGAACGGTGCAACGATTTATTATAATACAAGCAAACCTTATCAACAACTCGCTATTTAAAGGAAAATACAATGGCAAAACATACTTTTCAACCTAATCCTCGTGTACGTCAAATTTTCGAGGATCTAGAAAAGTACTTGGCATTCTGCCAAGATTATGGCTACAAATATGACGAATCCTCATTATACGATATGCGTAGTTACGTATATCGTCAACACACTAAACAGTTATCTGGAAAGTGGGCTAAAGATTCATGGGCTGATGCAATCGTCCGATGAGAAAATTATTCTATATGGGTCTCGAACCTTACAAAGCACGTTACACTCTACAATTACAAGAGTGGAATGAACGTGTATTTAAACGTAGAGGTATTAACTATGTTATCGTGCCTGGCGAAACATTAAGTGATGACCAAGCTATTGTTACAGGTCAAGTACTAGACGCACATGGACGTACATACTTTGGTATGAGTCAACTAATGAATCTAGTACGTATGATGAAAGCAGGAGAGTGTAGTGACCAAGATATTATCTATTTTGAAGATATGTTTCAACCAGGTATTGAGAGTTTGCCGTATATACTTAAGCAAGTACCTACTAATCTTCGTCCTCGTATATTTGTCCGTTGTCTTGCTCAGTCAATCGATCCGGATGATTTCGTACATGTATGGGGAATGAGTGAATTCATGGGTCACTATGAGAAGATGGTAGATAGTTTTGTTGATGGCGTACTAGCTACTAACGAAGAAATGATTATGCATATGAAGATTGCAGGCTGGAAGTCACCTCTATATAACATTAGTGGTCTTGCATTCGGTAAGAATGAGGTGCGTAGTCGTGTATTAGGACCATTGAAACCCTTTGAAGAACGTACTATGCGTGTAGCATTTAGTGCAAGATGGGATCAAGAAAAACAACCTGATTTCTATATGGACTTAATTGAAGCGTTTTATTCTAGGTCAAATAAAAAAATTGAATTCTGTGTATTCAGTGGTAGTAAGTTAAAAAGCAATAACGAAAGTTATATGGAACGTACTCGCAAACTACAGAGCGAGGGTAAACTTGTCATCTATGAAGACTTGGAAAAGAATGATTACTATGACCTATTAAACGATACTAGAGTATTGTTTAACTGTGCTTTACAAGACTGGGTAAGTAATACAGTTAGCGAAGCAGACACATTAGGTTGTAATGTATTATATCCGGCATATCGTAGTTTCCCGGAAACTTTTGCTAATGATAATACACGACTATATATTCCCTGGAGTATTGATGATGCTATGTCTAAATTGCAAAATTTGTTAATGGCACCGCACAATTTTCAAGGTCGTATTAGTGATTATACTGATAAAACTATTGACCGTATCTGTGATATCATGGAAGGCAATGGAGAACAATATTTACGCATGGGTAGTGACTATCGTAAATACACAAGAGAAACAAAATACTCATAACATAAAGGAAATAACATGAGCGCACATAACGATATTAACACACATTTAGAAGCATACTTGACCGAACATGAAAAGTTTGATAAAGGTAATGCGGCTGCAGGAACACGTGCCCGTAAAGCATTAGCTGAGATGGCTAAGGCAATTAAAGCACGCCGTAATGAAATTACAGCAGAAAAAGCCGCACGTGCAGAAGCAAAAGCTAAGGCTTAATCATGGCAACTCGCAAGAAAATTCAACTTGAAGAAGTTAGTTCATTGCCAGACTCAGTAAAAGTAGGTAGTCACTTAACTGTGTCTACCTACTCTGATGGTCGTACTGAATTGGAATGGGATTGGGATGCATTAGTTAAAGAGGTACGTGAAGCCTGCGCTAGTGTTGAACTTGCCAATACAAAGCCCGCAGTTAAAGCTAAATCAAAAAAATCAGTTGCTAAATCAAAGTGATAAATACTTGTGTTACACAACGGTAACACAATGTCAAAACAAAACCATCACAAAGGAAGGTTATCTATGAGTTATAATAAAACAAAATGCGACCCTGAGTTGGGTCAAAAAGTTCATCTACATCTATTAAATATGGGCGTAGAAACGCCAATTGACGATACAATTGATTTAGGTGATCGTAAGGATCGTATTGAAAAGATTGAAGGTCATTTCAAAGCTATTATGGAAACAATGGGTCTAGACCTAGATGATGATAGTCTTATTGAAACACCTAAACGTGTTGCCAAGATGTATGTAAATGAAATCTTTTGGGGACTAGATTATGATGCATTCCCTAAATGCACAACAGTTGACAACAAGATGCAATACAACGAAATGGTTGTAGAGCGTAATGTTAATGTTCAATCTAACTGCGAACACCATTTTGTAGTCATCGACGGATTGGCTACTGTAGCTTATGTCCCTAAACAAAAAGTGTTAGGGCTTAGTAAGATAAACCGTATTGTAGAATATTTTAGCAAAAGGCCTCAAATACAAGAGAGGTTAACAGAGCAGATATTTCACACCTTACAGTTCATCCTTGAGACAGAAGATGTTGCAGTTATGATTGATGCACAACATTATTGTGTAAAATCACGTGGGGTAGAAGATACAGGTAGTAGTACTGTTACTTGTCGCCTAGGTGGAGGCTTTAAAACTGATCCAGCGGCAAGACAAGAGTTCTTACAGATTGCTAATAAAGGTTGCAAATGAAATTTAAATTAGGTGATATGGTTAAAAAAGTGTCTGGTTCAGAATGGCACGGTAAAGTAGTGGGTACATATTCAACTGAGTTAACGCCCGAAGGGTATGCAGTTGAGAGTCATACAGAAAAAGGTTCTGTGCAAATTTATCCTGCAAAAGCTCTTGAACTTTGGGAGATTAATAATGGGAATGCGTAAACAAATGGACTACAATAGTGTGCATCATCAAATCTATATGAGTGGTGTAGAACTTCATAGTAATTACAATGATGGATACAACCAGTTTGAAATCAAAAAAGATTTACATCGTATTAAATGGTTACTTGATGAGATTATGGCTGACGCACCTACATTTACAGGTGAAGATGAATTCTTAAAAGAACACGAACAAACCAAGATGTGGAGAACACTTTCAAAATGATTTTTAATCACATTAAAGAACTAAAAGCACAAGGTAAAAAGATTGGCATTACTTTCAGTACATTTGATTTGCTTCACGCAGGTCACGTTGCTATGTTAAGTGAGGCGAAGAATCATTGCGATTATTTAATTTGTGGCTTGCAAACTGATCCAACCATTGATCGTCCTGATACAAAGAATAAACCCATTCAAAGTATTGTAGAACGACAGATCCAACTTGCGGCTTGTCGCTATGTTGATGAGGTAGTTGTATATCAAACTGAACAGGACCTTATTGACCTACTACTTATTCTTCCCTTAGATGTTCGCATTTTGGGTGTAGAATATGCTGAAAAAGAGTTTACCGGAAGATATGAAGGTGGGGAACGAGGTATTGAACTTGTATTCAATGGTCGTGACCATAGTTTCAGTAGTTCAAGTTTAAGAAAACGGGTAGCTGATGCCCAGATTATTAACACTCTTAATAAATAACTATAGCGGTCTTTGGACATCATCCCGCTTTACAAATTCTGCTGCCTATGCTATAATACAACATAGGAGAAATTCATGGCAAACAAAAAATTCTTTTCAACAAAGACATACAGACAAATAGGTCCTGTCGCATATCGTCAATGGCGTGCTGACAGTCATTGTAACTTAATTCATGGCTATGCTATGAGTTTTCACTTTGAGTTTGAAGCTGATACACTAGATGCCCGCAACTGGGTAACTGACTTCGGTGGACTACGACCTCTCAAAGACAAACTAGAAGAATGGTTTGACCATACTCTACTAGTCGCACAAGATGACCCAATGCGTGAACATCTATTAGAACTAGGTCGATTGAAGCTAGCAAAGATTACAGAAGTAGAACGTACTGGCTGTGAAGGTATTGCTGACTTCTTATACGAATATGTTAATACAATCTTTTTACCTAACTGCGGTAGTGAAGAAGCAAAGCGTGTATGGTGCTGTAGAGTAGAGGTTCGTGAGACTGATAGCAATATGGCAGGTAGAGGTGGTCATAGAGAAGATGGGGAGTTTGCATAATGTTTAGTGTAATTAAATTCTTTTGGTTAGTGAGTCGTTCATCCTGGAACATCATGAACCCCAATCTAAATCCGTTGCGACATGCACCTGTATATATCAAATATTTTCTTAGCATCCTACTGGGGTGTTTTTGGAGCCTAGCATTTGGAATCTAGATTGGTGAACTGTTAACAATTGGCTACAATATGCTAGGTCACATTGCCATCATCAGCATGGTATTTGCTACTTGGGCTGTATTTCGTTCAGTAGAAAATACTTATGGTCCACGTGGTGGTACAGTAGATTGGTTACGCATGCCAGACTATAGTAGTCGGTGTGATGAACTTACTGAAGATCAGCGTTTTGCTAAAATCCAAGAATG